ATTCGACATGGGACGCATATGAAGTAATATTTTCTACCTTGACCACGGACTTTCCACGATATTTGTTTTTTTCCGCTATCTTCCAGTTTCGCCTTAATACACCCGACAATACAGGAGTATTTCGCCTTACCTCTCTTAATGTTCTTTGCCCCAAGTCTTTCGCACAGTCAAATATAAAGTCGTCGATTTTTGCCTCGTCAAGTCTTTTCATCAACTCATCCCAATCTTTAAGGTCCACGCTCATAAGCAAGCCCCCTTTTTTTAAGCCCAAGTTTCAAATAATTCAAGTTTTATTTCCTGATGCGTTTCATAGACCGATGGCACACCACTTGACTTATAGCTTTTAGTTAGTGAGTTTTGAGTTATGACAATTTTAGATCCCGCGTTAACTGCATATTCATTTGACATAAAAACTTTTATTATCTGTGATATTTCAGCCTTACCGTCCGTTTGATTAGCAACGTTGCTTGAAGAAAAAGAGAGCCTACAAGGTACATTTTTATACTTTACGCTCTCTTTAAAATAAGTTGCTCCGTTATCGCCTTTGTATTTGATATGCTCAATGATATCGCACTTTCCATCATACATCATTTCTATAGCACGTCTTACCATTTCACTTTTCGATAACATATCAGCTCTTCCTTTCCGCTGTCAATCATTGATGAAATAAGTTTATCTATCTTCTTTTCCATAGATACGCTGTCAAAACTCACCGAAGTATCACCTAAGCTGACGGATTTTACACCGTCAAGCTCAAATAAGTCATTTAACTTGCCCGTATTTTTCATATTAAGCAAAAATTTACCGCAAACACGCTCAATTAAATTGTATTTTAGACCATTTGGAATTTGATTGATATTACAAAAATTCTTAATATATTCCTCTTCCTTTGCAATAAACATCTTTATTAGGTCGTCATCAGACTCATTAGCCACATAACCTAATGATTTAAGCCTTAGTTTTATTTCTTCAATCATTATCTTTGCCTTCAAGAACCTTTATAATATCAGCTTTCTTATTTATCCCGTCCAAGTCTATATTTTTATCCTTAGCGTATTTTTTCAGCTCATCCACTGACAACTTGTTTAAATCAACAACATCATCAGTTTGGTTGTTCATCTGTTCATTTTCTTCATTATCCGTTTGCATATCTGTTTCATCTTGCACATCCAAACGTTCAAACTCAATGCCAAAAGATATAAGCCTATTTGCTATATCCTCATCGTCCGTTTCAAATACTCCGTCGGAAAAACGGCAAATAATGCCGTTATCCCATATGGAATTTGGAGTGTTTTCCTTTTGAATAAATTTATACTTAGCCATAAAAACCCCCTATGCTACTTTGATATTTGTTATGCTGCCGTGCAAGAAAGCCGCTCCGTGTGCAAGTCCTATTTGTCCGAAAATTTGTGTCTTATCACTTGCACCGATTTTTGCCAAGTCTTCAGCAAATAATACACCTTTTTGCGGTACCGCCTGAAATACAGGTGCCATATGTGCAACATCGGTTAATATTATAGCGTTAGCCGGCATAAATCTGTCCCATACTATCCCCATATCGAAAAAGTCAGTTTCAACGTGATTGATATTGACTCCGCCTACATTTTTAGGTGTAATTACATTTCTTCCAAGTTGTGAGGCATATATTTCAGATATAGCCTGTTTAATATAAGAGTTGCAGAAAAGAACCATATTATCAAAATATGCCCCTTTATTTGCCATATCTCTGAAAAGTTGATTTAAAAGCTCCTTTGTAAGAGGTTTTGTCGTTGCATCTATCGAAGTTGACGTTGCAGATGTACAAAGTTCGAGCATACCCCTTGTCTTATTAGCCTCATCAGCCTTTGTCGCCTTTTTATAAGTTCCGCTTATGAATGAATATTCCACGTCTCTTGCTATTTTTACGAGCTTATGTTGTATTTGCCATGCTTTTTCATCTTGCGGATTAGCTCTTTGACCTGCAGTGTTTATTCCTGACATTCTACCTGAATTTGATTGTTTTACATAAGTTATATCAATAACTTCCTGATGGATTTGCACGACATTTGTTTCTTGCGTTCTTGCTATATGAGATGCGGCAGGGGCAGTAGCAGATGCAACTTCAGATATGGC